GCTTCCAAACCACAGGGTAAGCGTTCGACTCGTTTAACATCTGCAAATATGAGGACTAAGCTAATCTAGAGAAAGCAATGGTTTGAAACGCCATAGAGTCTGGAGCGTAACCAGAAGTCCTCACTATAAATTATTCATGTGTACTAATTATTAAAAACAGTATATTATGAGTAATAGATTATTATCAGAAGGAGTATTTGATTTTGTTTATGATATGTTCGACCACGTCGACAACGTAATGGAATCGGGGAAAGAAGAATACTTCAAAAAAGAACTAGAGAAAATCGGAAAGAAGTATAATACTGGTGTTGCTGCTGATCTTACTAAGTACATTGACAGTAAAAAAAGTGCAATAAAGTCAGTGGAAGAAAAAGCTAAGAGTAAAAAAGCAAACGAAGAGTACGCCGATGTTCTACGTGCTATGGGTAACACTGAAAGCAAGATTCGTAAAATAATGAAAGGTATGTAATAATGGCAAAAGGACGTACACCAGTTGACATATCAAAAGCCAATCAAGAACTTAATAGTTTTTGGGGTTCCTTCCAACAAGAAATCAAACAACAAGTAAAGGACCTACAAAAATCTAGACAAGCCCAACGTCAAGCTCTTAACGCATTTGAATCATACATTGTTGAAATGAATGATTCACTTGAAGATGTTGGTAATCTTACTGATATAAAAGTTAAAGGTGCAGCTAAGAAAGATGCACGTGAGGCTATGGCTGTAATTGCAGGTATAATGAGTGTATCTCCAGAAATGGAAAAAGCATTAAGTTTAACCTTAGACCAAAAACAGGAGTTAAAAACAGTGGCTGAACAATTAGCAGACTCACAAAAACAAATGACAGCTGCTCAACTTGTAGAACAACAAGCATCGTTACAACAAAACATAGATAAACTTAAATCGTATCAAGAAGGACAAAAGGCAATACAAATACGTATACAACAACAGGAAGAACTCAATCAACAACTTGGAGCAGAATTCAATATACTTGGTAGAATAACAAAAGAGTTCAAATTAATATCAATGCAAATAAAGGCAGCCAGTCAGGATTTAAAAACATCCTTTGGTATGGTATTGGTTGGAGTTGGTAAACGTGTTATGGGTGTAGCTAAAGGATTTGTACACTTAAAAGAAAGTCTTGGACTTAGTGTAGACGCAGCTGCACAGTTATCTGAAAATGCTGTCAAGGCAGCTTTAAGTTTTGATTCAATGTTGTATGGTATTGGATTTAAAGAAGCAACCGCTGCAGCACACGCATTAGTATTAGAGTTTGGACATGTAGGTATAGCAACAAAAGAAAATATTAAGTTTGTTGCAATGATGAATAAAGAGTATGGTGTTTCTACGGAAATGTCTACTAAGTTATTACACGACTTCACTTCAATGTATGGTTCGTCTGAGAAGGCTGTTAAAATGATGAACGAATATGGTAAAGAAATTAGAAAGACAGGAATGTCTACTGCCGCTATATTTGAGGATTTAGGACACAACATGGAAGCAATGTTGTTATATGGAACTAAATCAAATGATCAATTTAAGAAATTAGCAATAAGCTCAAGACAGATAGGTTTAAATCTATCAGTAGTGAGTAGAACGTTTGCTACTATTACTGATTTTGAAACATCTTTAAACTCAGAACTTCAAGCATCTGTATTGTTAGGTAAACAAATAACAATGGACAGGGCTAGGGAACTAGTTTTTGCAGGAAAAACCGAAGAGGCATACCAAGAAATAACTAAACAGTTAGGTGGTATTGGTGAGTTTGATAAGATGAATTTAGTACAGAAGAAAGCTATTGCTGATATGTTAGGTCTATCAGTAGAAGATACTGAGAAGTGGGTGACACAAGAAAAAGAAGCATTAGCAGTACAAGAACAAAGAAAATCAATATTAGGTAATATAGTATATTATGGATCTAAAGTAGTAGACTTTGGTCAAAAGAATTGGGATATAATTGTAGGAACAGTTGCTACAATGGCAAACTTATCTCAGTTAGGTAAGTTAAGTATTTTTACTAAAATGAAAGAGTTAGCGTTGGGTAAACAAGAAATTGTTCAACTAGAAACTAAAGTAGCTTTAGAAAAGTCTGCCGGAAAGGCTGCTGGTAAAAGTGGTGGATTAAAAGGTATGATGGGTGGGGCAGTTAACTTGTTAGCAGGAGCTGCTGCAATAACATTAATAGCTGGTTCAATATGGATATTAGGTGATGCATTAAATAAATTCAACACAGTAGATTGGGGGTCATTAGCTAAAGCTGGAGTTGCCTTAGTTGGACTCGTTGCTGGAGTCGCTGCCTTGGGTGCTATAATGATGAGTGGAGTAGGTGCTGTGGCAATACTAGCTGGGTCAGCTGCCTTAATTGCAATATCAGGTTCAATGTTGTTAATGGGAATTGCATTGGAAAAAATACAAGGTTCGAGTGCAGTAATAGATACATTAGGTTCCTTAGGTGCTGCTACTCCTGGTATATTGTCAGCTGCAGGTGCAGTAGGTGTATTAGGATTATCAATGGCTGGATTAGCTGCTAGTATGATATTATTATCACCACTAGTTCCTATAATGGGTGCTCTTAGTAGTATGTCCGGAGGAGGAAGTAAAGGTTCTAGCAAAGAAGATTCAGTTGTTAAAAAACTAGATGAACTTATAGCAGTAGTATCCAATGGAAGTACAATAGAATTTGATGGAGATAAATTAGGTATAGTTACATATAAAGCATTAAGTACAAACCAGTTAAGATATAATAACTAATGGCATTTGAAAATTTCAATACATATTTAAATAACGAAGCAGATTCTTATAGAACAAGAGCTGAGTCGGCTGTTAGTGATATGAAACAAATGTCTAACTTCTTGATATCACCACGTGGTGTTGTGTTTACAATGAAGCAAACTTCGTTACAACTTAAAAATCCTAAGTTAGACAATACAGTAAATGATAGATTAAGATTATATAACCCAACGTTTCCACTACTTGCAATTGCTAATTCAAATCTACCTATTGCTCCAGGTACATATAGACATTTGGCTGCATTTGGGTTAGGTACTCCAGACTATTTGAAAACAATGAATTCGCAATTTCATAAAAATAGAATAGTTAATGTTGGTGATGAATTAAAGACGTTTACAGAACCACAAGATAATGTTGGTTTCTTTTTTGAAGCTCGCAAACCTGGTAAGACATATCGTCTACCACAGGGATTGCAAGATAAATTACAATTTAAATCTGAGATTAAAGTATTACGTGATGTTGCTGGTCCAGGTGGATTGTTAGGTACTAAGTACCATACATACCCAATAAGCCCAAGAAATGACAATTATGAATATGATAGAATACAAAATTATAAAAAGAATACTCCAGGTAAAGGTACTATTATTAATACAGATAACAATGTTAAGAAGTATGTAGAAACAATAGGTACTGATGATGATGAGTTCTATCAACTGTTGAAAGAACGTAAAGATGAGGATATAAAAAATTACAACATAAAAAACCCAAAGTATACAACAACTAAAATACAACAATACGGTAATCCAGAAACAGAAATTAACGGAATTTCTAAAAATTTATATGTACCTGAGTTTAATTGGGAAGAAGTTGCTGGAGATAAGGTACCGTTAATATTACAACCCAAAAATGATCAGGATCCAATATTACTAAAAGCTTATATATCAAATTTAAATATTCCATTTTCAACTCAGTGGGGAAGCACTAAGTACGTTGGTAGACCAGATACAATGCATTCTTATAATGGTAATGAACGTTCACTATCATTTAATGTTATGTTACATTCAGATAGTAGTCAAGAGTTAGATAACAATTTAGAAACCTTAGAACGTATTACACAATTAACATACGCACAGGATATATCAAATGCAATATCTGGAATAGTAGTGGATGTGACAATAGGTAAATTATTAGTATCCCAACCATGTATATTAAACAGTTGTCCTGTTTCTGTAGATGATAATTTTCCATGGGATATAGACAAAGGAGTACCGATGCATTATAGTATTGCTTTTGACTTTACAATAATTGGTAAGAATTCACCTTACTATGGACAAAAATTATTTGGAAAATGAGAAATATAGAAGTAAATAAAACACCTAAATCATATAAGTCTGTTGTATATCCTCCAGTACCTGAGAGTATTGACGATGTATATATTATAACAACCGTCGGAGATAGATTAGATTTACTGGCTAAGAAGTATTATAATGATGAAAAGTTATGGTACATTATAGCAAATACAAATAATTTAAATGTACCTTCGTTGGTAGTAGAAGCTGGAATACAATTACGCATCCCAAAGAATATAGAAACGTTTTTATACGAAGCATCAAAAATTAATAAATGAGTTTGTTTTTAAAAGATATTGATAAGAATATATTATCTACTTTAAATACACGAAGTAGTTATATTTCTAATAATAGACGTGATGGTTGGTTCAATACCAAAACACCGTTTATTAGAATTACTTCTTTGGCTGATCCATTGACGGGAGGAAACTTTACTCACTCTGATGGAACTACGTTTACAAGAAAGGATTATGTTATGCAAGGGTTACCCCTATTGGACACGGATGGTAAGTATGTATCTAGAACAGGATTCGATCAAACATATAATACTTCTATAGTAAAACCTTTACCAGGTATAATAGATTTAAATGTAAATACTGCCGGATCATATGGTAGTCTTAAAGAAGCTGTGTTTACTTATAAAGTATTTTCTAAAAGGGATTTGGAAGCAGTTGAACTATTGTTTATGTCGTTAGGTGTTAGCTGTTTAATAGAATACGGTTGGTCAACACACATATCAAGTGGAGTAGACATCGCGTCTAAATATAATTTATCTATATCCCAAGTAGGAGTTGATCCAATGTCTGATGATAAGATAGTATATGACATAATAAAAAATCAAATAGATAGCAACGGGCATTACAACGCATTGCAGGGGTTAATATCTAATTTCAAATGGACATATAATACAGATGGAAGTTACGATTGTGAAACTAAAGTCACTTCACGTTCAGAGTTAATGTTGGCTATGTCAATGAATAAATCAAACAGTAAATACCAAACAAACCAAAAGGATGGTAAGAATGTAGTGTTAAATGATTTTGATTTAATTATAGATAATGATATTGTAAACTATTTTAATAAACATCCAAAAGAAACAATACTGTATAAACAATCTCAATTCTATAAAACACCTGGTGGTGAATTTAAAGTAGACATAAAAAAACCAATGGGTCAGTTGATAATATTGGAAGAGGGTGTTAAATTAAAACGTAATGACGATTTCACAGAAACATTATATGAAAATACAGATGAGTCAAGTGATAGAGAAATACGACAGGATAATAATTTCTTTGTAAGTTGGGAGTTTATAGAAACACATTTAATAAATAGTATTTGTAGTTTTAAAGTAACTGGTAAACCATTCCTAACAGCCGAAGGAGTAACAAATGCAACACCGTATTTCAATAGCAACGATACGTTGTTAAATACAAGAAACATAGTAACAGAACATAGAAAGACGACTAACAGAAGATATGTACAATCAATATTTTCTTGCGACCCAAGAATATGTGTATTACCAGGTTGTGATTTTGTAATACAGAATGGAGCATATCAATATGATTTGAATAAACAACTGTATGAAATAGATAATACTATTATTAAAAATTCAATGGGTAAAGATGAAGACAATAATAATAAATACTATTTGTCTCAAGTAATGTTTAACTTGAAATTTGTCTATGATACATTTAGAAATAATAGTAATAGTGTATCTGATTTTGTATTAACATTAGTAAATGGAGCAAGTGAAGCCTGTGGTAATTTATGGAAATTTCAAATAGTAGAAGATTTACATGAACAACCAGATGGAACATATAAGAAACGTCTACGAGTAATAGATGAGAACAGTATATCTGCTTTATCAGTTGGACCAAATCCTTTTGTTATTAAGATAAACAAAGATGGGTTTGCAACTAACTTACAGATGTCTACTACTGTGGATTCTAGAATGAAAGCAAATATAATTTACGGTACAAACAAAGCTAAAGATGGACAACCAAATAAAGTACCTGGATATTCATTCTTTGGACAACAAGTTCGCAACGCATCAAAAGAAACACTATCGTATTCAGAACCGGAACCAGACAATAAAGAAAAGATAACAAAAATTAAATTATCTACCATAGAAGATATTTATCGTATGTTAGAACTGTCAATTGATGATTTGTTTTCTGATATAAATGATATTACAGTTAGTAATGCAAAGGCGTCATTACAAAAGTATATTGAACAGTATCCAACCAAAGTAACTGCATATGAACCGTTACCGATGGATAAATCAAATGTTGTATTACCATTGTCTGTATCTTTTGAAATAGATGGATTAGGTGGATTTAGATTTGGAGATGCCTTTAACGTAGACTCTGAAGCAATTCCAGATAGGTATAAAACAAACAATTCACTATTTATTGTAACAGGAATAAATGATACTATAACTCCAGGTAAATGGAGTACGAATATAAAATCTCAAATGAGAGTAGTAGCTAAATTATAAACTTATGTCAGGTTACAAACCACGTAAACAAAAGACAGTACCTTTAGATATAAAGTATACCCATGGTAATGAGTATATGGATTCTGATGGTGTAGCGTATAATGGGTATTACTATGTTAGTAATGGAATTTCATACTTATATAATCCTGAAGTATCCTTAGAAAGGAATACTATATTGTTATACAAATTAGTCAAAGACAGAAATATTATTGAGTATTTTGTGAATGTTAATAAAAATCGTAATATATTTGTATCACCAGAACAAAAGTATCCGTCAGTTACTGATCTTGATTATGAGAACAAATACATAAAACGATTCTTTATTCAAAACAAAAGTACTACTGATGTTATAGAAATAAACGAAGAACAGTTTAGTAATATAGATATTAGATGTTTGAATGGTAAAAAAATAAATGGTAATTTATATGAAGGATTTACTATTGATTGGAAAATAACTGGACCAAAGAACGACAAGTTTAGAAATTCAGTATTGGTAGAATCAGGTGTATCCGACACAAACAGTAGAACGATAAGGTTATTGGATCCAAAGTATCCTAAATTAAAAAAAGTTTTAAGAGATTATGTTGAACTCTGGAAAGGTTATTAAAGTATGTACTGAGATAAACACCTCAGACATTTTTATATTCCCTATATTTGCAAACAGCAATTTACATTACATGGAAAATGATATCATGTATGTGTTTGTTCATGAAATATCCACTGGTAAGAATTACTTCATAAAAGACATACAACTGTTAAACAATAAAACGTTATATACCTTAGATAAGAAAGTACTATTAAAATACAATTTAGATTCTGTTATACATGATATTAACTTGCATTTGTATCTAAACGATGTACCTACCATAAACATACACGATTATTACACCAAAACACACTATTTTTTCCATCGAAAGTATACAGATGTGTTACATAACAATTTAATCATACCGTTGGAAAAATGGTATGAGGTAGCGTTAAATATAGTCGATTCATGTAAAGAGTACTTTGAATATTTGAAAGACAACGATACAGGAGGATATAAGTTCTATAACAATGTTGTGTTAGATAATATACACAATATAGAATTTAATGGGGTATGTATAGACAAGAATAAGTTCGATGAACACTTCGATAGCACTGATAGTAAGTGGTTATACAAAGACAACCTAGTATATTCAAATTATAATCTATATACTGCTACTGGACGTCCAAGCAATAGTTTCGGAGGAGTTAATTTTGCTGCATTAAATAAAACAAATGGTTGTAGACAGAGTTTTGTTTCCAGACATGGGAAAGAAGGTATACTATTAGATTTTGACTTTAGAGCTTTCCATGTACATATTATTGCAAAACAAATAGGATATAAATTTGAATATGACGATATACACACAGTATTTGCAAAACAATATTTCAATACTTATAACGTCACCCCAGAGTTATATGAGAAAAGTAAACAGATAACATTTCAGAAGTTATACGGTGGAAATTCAGATTATGACAATGAGTTTTTTATTAAAACGAAAGAATTTGTAAAAGAATTATTTTATTTTTATTCAGAACATAAATATATTAAAAGCAATTTATCTGGTAGGAAACTATATATAAAACGTGGGATGACAATGTATACTGTATTTAATTACTATATACAATTAATGGAAACTGAATATGTAATGACCATATTAGATACATTGTTTAAATATCTTAATACTATTTATAAAAACAAACCAAGTTTAGTATTATACACTTACGATGGATTTCTTTTTGATTGTAAAAAAACTATGGAGTTACGAGAGATTATAACCAATATTTCAAATATATTACAATATAATAATACATTTCCTGTTAAATTAAAATTAGGTAAAAATTATAATGAATTAACAGTTATTAACTAAATTTATATTAATGAGAAAAATTGAAGAACAACAATTTGAACAGTTTTTGAAACAAGGATTCGATTTAAAAACAAAGTACGATAAACAAGGTAAACATTTATCTTACAGATCTTTAGCAACAGAATTAGGTGCATCTGAGAAAATGGGATATACAATTCAAAAGATATTAGAACATTCTTCTTTAATTAATGCAAATACAGATTCAAAGCTAGGACTACGTAAGACAATGTCTAATGCTAGAAATTTTAAAGATGAAAATAAATCTTTACTTGATGAGATAGAAACCTATAAAGAAAAGTTAGCAACGTATGAAGAATTAGAAAATGTTGGTACTTATGAATATAATTTTAAGGCAGCAAGTAAAGTAAAGAATGAGTCTATAGCAATTTCAACTTTGTCTGATGTACATTGTGATGAACTAGTAGAGGAAAAAACAGTTAATGGGCTTAATGCTTACAATCCAGATATTGCAAAACAACGTGTAGAAAATTACTTTAATAATCTTATTACAGTAGTCAACACACAACGATCTTCAGTAAAGATAGATAAACTTATACTAGGTATAATTGGTGACTTGATTAGTGGGTACATACATGAAGAACTACGGGAAAACAATACAATGTCTCCAACAGAGGGTGTAATTTTTTGTACGGAATTAGTTATTTCTGGCATTAAGCATTTAGCTGACAATGGAGATTTTAAAGAAATTGTAATACCATTTGCTAGAGGTAACCACAGTAGAACAACTATTAAAAAAACATTTGCAACTGGATACAAGAACTCATACGAGTGGTTGTTATATCATAATATAATGTCTTACTTTACAGAAAGACCAGGTTATGAACATATTAAATTTATCATATCAGAATCAGAATTTACCTATGTAAATGTATGGGATAAGAAAATACGTTTCAGTCATGGAGATCATTTTAACTATCGTGGTGGAGTAGGTGGAGTAAGTGTACCGTTAATGCTTTGGTTGTTTAAGATCAATAAAGTAATCCATACTGATATGTCTTTTATAGGACATTGGCATACGTTCTGTTCACCAGCACAAAATGTAAGAATTAATGGTAGTGTAATAGGTTATAATCCATTCGCATTAGGACATGGATTTATAAATGAAGAACCACAAATGCAATTTCAGTTATTGGACAAACAACGTGGATTCACTGTAAACACTCCGATATTCTGTAATAAAATATAATATAAAATAGATTGAATGAATTATGGCTAAGAATCAAATATTGTGTACATTTGTGAAGAATAATAAAGTCATACAGACGTATGAGAATATTATATCAAAGTATAAAGTTTTTAAGAAGCTTACATTATATAATTGTGTAAATATAAATAGTTTTATTTTTATATTTGATATATTATCGGAGAAGGGTTTGAATTATGAGAACACAATTTCTTTGCATAAAAAATCACATACAAATACATTCTATACAATAAATGCACTAAATGAAATAATACGTAAGGTTAACAATGGGGTATTAGACACTAAATTTCAAGTAGATTGGGAACAATACACAGACTCAATCATACTAAATAGTAACAATGAAGGTGTAAAATATTATACTATAGATTATATAGACCATATTAGTTTTGACTAAAATAACAATTAATTAAACAATAGTTATTAAATTTGTACTAACAATTAAATAAATATAAAATTATGACATAAGACGTAGACGCTTTACGCAAAAAATTAGACAATATCCAGAAAGGTTCAGGTTCTGGAAGTTCATTTGATTACAACCACATCTTTAAACTTAAAGAAGGGGAAACTGAAATTGTACGTATTGTACCTAACAAATTTAAAAAGGATGATCCATTTTATGAAATGTATTTTCATTATGGTATTGGTAAAATTAAAACATTACTTAGCCCAATAACATATGATGAAAGAGATCCTTTTGTTGACTTTGCAAACAAGTTAAAAGAATCCCGTGATAAAGATGATTACTTTTTAAGTAAAAAACTATCTCCAAAATTACGTATTCTTGTTCCAATTGTTGTTCGTGGAAAAGAAGATGAAGGAATTAAGTATTGGGGTTTCGGTTCTAAACAATACGAAGAACTGTTAATGGTTATGACTGATCCAGATTATGGTGATATTACAGACATTACTACAGGACGTGATATTACACTACAAAGTATTCCACCTAACAAAGCAAAGAAAGAAAAGTGGGCAACTATTAGTGTACGAGTAAAACCAGTAGTATCTGAACTTACAAAGGATAAAGTATTGTTAGAAACATTACTAACAGAACAAAAAGAAGTTAAAGACTTATATCCAAATAAGACGTTTGATGAGTTAAAACGTATTTTAGAATCTTACATTGAGGCTAATAATAGTACAGAGGAAGAAGAGGAAGTTCTAGCTAAGAAAGAAAAAGTTGAAGAAGAAGACGAAGTAAAAACTATTCGTGTAGATGTAGAAGAAGAACCTAAACCAACTATTGATCCAAATGACTTTCCAGCACCTGAAAAGACTGTACAGAAAGGAGACATTGCTCCTAATACAAACTTTGAAAATGAGAAGGACGACCTTCCTTTTAATACATTACCTGGAAAAGTAGCTAAGGCAAAATCAAAGGTAGCAGCAGAAGCTCCAGAAGCTAAAACAGAAAAAGTAACAAAATCATTTGATTCACTATTTGAAGACTAAGATAAACGGTTACGCTTTTTAATATTTCATACACCTCCAAACATCAGTACCAAAAATTGGCTTTCAATTTGAAAGTACTGATGTTTTTTAATCTAAACAAATAATGGCAAAAAAGAAAAAGGATACAATAGAACAACCTACAAGTTCTGTTTCAGATTTAGCTGGCATAGTTAAAGACTCAATCAACAGTGGGTTCAAAGGTTTGGACGTTGCACACTATATCGATTCTCCTGAATATTTAGATGACGTAGAAGATTGGTTGTCTACAGGGTCTACAATGTTAGACTTATCAATATCAAATAGATCTAATGGAGGATATCCATTGGGACGTATAGTTGAAATATACGGAAAGAACTCAAGTGGTAAGTCACTACTAGCATATGAAGCAATACACCAAGCACAGTTACGTGGTGGTATTGGTGTGTGTTTTGATACAGAACGGTCAGCTTCAAACCAAAATATACAATTTCTAGAAGCAACAGGTATAGATCCAAAACGATTTATTCATGTTACTGATTTAAATGCACTAGAAGATATATTCTTATCTATTGAAAATTTAATTAAAACAGTACGAGAAAAAAACAAAGATAAAAATATACCTATTGTACTTGTTATTGACTCTATAATGGGAGCAACAACTAAGATTGAAATGGAAGCAGACTATGAGAAAGAGGGTTGGGCTACAGCAAAGGCAATTATTTTATCTAAGGCAATGAGAAAAATTACAGACTTAATTGCTAAAGAAAAAGTATTGTTAATTTGTATTAATCAAACACGTGATCGCCTAGGAGTAACATTTGGTGACAAGTCTGGAACATCGGGTGGAAATGCAATTAGTTTTCATGCAAGTGTAAGACTCAAAATTAGTTTATTGGGTAAACTAAAAGCAAAAATAAATGGAAAGGATGAAATTGTTGGAGTACAAGTAGGTACAAATGCAATTAAAAACAGGGTAGGACCTCCATATAGAACCACATCATTTAATATCTTTTTTGATTCTGGTATTGATGATAGTGGACATTGGTTTGATACACTAGATGATTATGGTAAAATAACCAAAACAGGTAACTCATATCTATATACACGTCGTGATACAAATGAAGAAATTAAATTTACGAAAATTAAATGGCGTGAGATACTAGATAATGATCCTGGTTTCAAATCAGTAGTGTATGACGAAATCTGTGAATTGTGTATTATGAAATACAAAATAGACAAAGCAGAAGAAGAAGTAAATGTTGACACAACCACTGATGGAGAAGAATAGATGTTAGAAACTAAACGATTGCTAGATATATGTAATTCATTGGAGGAGTCTGATGGTAAGGAGTCTTCTTTTAATGACCGTGTACTAATTGTAGACTCCATGAACACGTTTATACGTGCCTTTGCAGCTAATTCGTATACTAATGACAATGGCTCACACATTGGGGGATATACCGGCTTTATACGAAGTGTAGGATATGCTATTGAGTTACTCAGACCTACAAGAGTTATATTTGCATTTGATGGATTACATGCGAGGGAAAAACGTAAAGAAATATTCAGTGAGTATAAACAACAAAGGAATCACAGTATACGGTTAATAAACAATGTATATTTAACTAAGGGAGAAGAAAAGTCAGGTATGACTATACAGTTAAGAAGATTAACACAGTACCTAACACAACTTCCAGCAGTACTTAGTATACATGATTATCTAGAGGCAGATGATTTAATCTACATCATGAAGGAACAGCTGCCAGATAGTGAGATTATTATAATGTCTACTGACAAAGATTTCTTACAGTTGATTGATGGTCGTACAAAAGTTTATCAACCAACAAAGAAAGAAGTAATTGATGAACAAACAATATTAGAACGTTATGGAATGTATCCATATAACTTCGGGTTATATAAATCAATAGAAGGAGATACGTCAGATAATATTCCTGGTGTTAAAGGTGTTGGTTTAAAAAAGTTACAGAAGAATGTACCTATGATGTTTGGTGAAGAAAAAATTTCTTTTGAACAATTAATAGATTTTTGTAAACAACATAGTAACTTCACTACGGACACATTGTTGAAATGCAAAGATCAATTATTAACTAATTTACAATTAATAGACTTCAGATATCAAAAATATAATAAGAATACATTACGTTTGATAGAACAAGAAGTTATTAGTTCTAATTACCATAGACTTAATATTAGTTTATTATTGAAATTTATATTGGAAGATAAAATAGGGTCTACATTTAAAAATCCAATAGAGTATTTCCGTAGAGTTTGGGGTGCATTAGATACATATACAGCAAAGGAAATAGATGGAGCAAAATAAAACGTTTACTGATAAATACGGTAAAGGATTTCAAACTAAATTAGTAAAGATACTGTTGGATGAGTCTGAGTTACCGTTTTTAAGACAAACAGCTGATGTATTACATGTTGAGTATTTTGATGAATCCTCACATGAGTTTCTAATTGG